TTAGCGTAAGCCCCATTGCGTGAAGCTTTTTTATAATAAAGCCTTTTGTTAAATAACAAAGCGGTAGGCTCTGTGTTTTTCTCGGCATAAAAAGTTGACATTTAATATATATATTCCTTATAATTATTCGGTAGAGAGTCTTCTATAATTAGCCTGGGTTTTCAAAACCCTCGCCGGCGCGTTGATGTCCCATTAAGGTAACAGTGCCACCCTCTTTACTTACTTCGGAGGTCCAATTAATGTCTTTATCGTGTCTGGTTGAATCGGCCTCTGCCTCTGCCGCATTCGACGCAGCATCTGCTTCCTCCGGATCGCCTGACTCTGCACTTGCTTCAGATCCGTCTTCTTCGTCTGAATATTCAGTGGCGCCATTGACGACGGGGATCCCGCCGGCGGCTTTGGCAATTGCACCATCAAGCTGTTTAATCACCGCTCTCTCAAAAGCTTCTACGCCGCATTTCTGCGGGGTGGCGCTAGCCTTGTCCTCAACCGGTGGGGCTGCTTTATCTTGCGTTTCGGTTTCAGTACTTTTCTCAGCAACCCATTTGGCGGTAATCTCTGTTTCTGCCATCCCTGGACCAAGAGTATGCGTGGAGCGATTAATCATATAATAACCACCGATACCAAATTGAGTTAGATCAAATTGGGCACTTGGATCAAACCCTCTGGGTTCAACGTAGATGTACGTACCAGGAAAAGTATTGACATCCAAAAAAGATTTAATATTTACATCATATAATACTCTTAATTGCTGCAAACCATCATAGCCTTCTTGTTCAAACCTTACTTCGGCCAATCCTGGCGCATCAGTTTTATTCAAATTAACTGTTTTGACAATACCTGTGTCTTTCCCTATTTGATAATGCCAGATTCCTGTAGAATGATCTGCAGACTTGTCCCCTGTCATTCTTTCTGTCGGCTGTGTTCTCGCTATAAAATATGTTAGATAATTTATCTCACGCTCAAAACCACCGTCAGAGCCCGCATTATCCCTTTTGCCCATCACATTGAGAATGGGTCTATCTGGAACCCTGTTAACGTCTAGTCTTGTTGTTTTATATTTATTGCACCAATACGTAATTGGATCATCAACACCATGTTCACTGTATGCCGTTATTGCATTTTGTGCTAATCGTGCTTTTTGTTTGTTTCTGTTTCCATAACAGCCGGCATTATTCATAAAATCCTTAATAAATTGATTAAAAAAATCATTGAGAAATTTTGGCAACGTATAAGTTGGTCGGTTGCCCTTGAGAATACGTTCAGTTAAAAACTCCATAAAATATTTAACCGAGATCGGAATATCGCCAAGATTAAATATATTAGTATCTACTATCTGATCCTTTTTGTTTGTGTTTATAAATTCAATAGGGCCCAGCATTAATCTAAATTTATAAAAATTCTGGGCAAATCTTATATAGTTATTTATTTCTTCCGTTAGCTCTTTTTTAATGTCTTCATTGTTCTCAATGGCCGATCTCAGACGCGCCGGCAGATTTATTAGCGTCTGCCCTATGTATTTTAATATAGTATCTACCAAGTCACTAACATAAAAGAAAGTTATAGCCTCATTTGGATCAACAACCTGTTTATGTATGGGCACATTATCTTCGCCCTCTTCGGGTATGTTAACCTCAAATTGGGCTGCATCCACGGAAGACTCGGCAGTAACTATCCCCATGTTAATCTTCAATTGCTCTTTAAACTCTTCATCTATTTTTCCAAAAGGACCATTTTTGCGATAGTCATTTAATTTGTCTATTGGTATCTGTAAAAATCTGACTTTCCGTTCAGCTAACATGCTCCCTATTAAACTTCTCATATTTAATACTTTTTCTTTTTCTATCAAGGCTGCCTGATCGTCGCTATTCTTCAAATCAGCTAATTTCTTCTCCTGGTCTTCGTCTTCGCACTCATTACTTAGTGCCTTATACATAAGCCTTCTTATAGTTTGATTCAAGATTACGTCTTGATCTGTGAAAATATTAAAATTAGGATGATCGAAGAAGTCTTCTACATAAGCGAAATAATTTATTGTAAATGTCGTTCTACCCGCTTCATCGATGCCGAATTCATGAACGGTCGGTGTTAAATTGAGAGTTATTGCTGAATCATTTATAGCTTCTAGTAATCCACCAGTATCAGAAATCACAGAAGGGGTGTTGCCCACTGCTGGAGATGCCCACCCTACGATTGCTTTCAGTCTAAAATTTAACTTTGCAGTATTGTCTAAATCAACTTCTCTATTCTGGGGATTCATTATATCGTGACTGAATGTTTTATTGCCGCCAGTTTTTAACGCTAAATCAATATAACTATATTCATGAGTTTTAGATATCTGTTCGGGCGGATCTTTTGTTGAGGCTGGATCTGTTTCAAGAGTTGTATATGTTCTTGTTTTTAATAGTTCGCTAAATGAATTGGCATCAATGACTAATTTTGCCTTTATAGATTTTTTAATCGCATATGGATTGTTAGCTTCATATGAGAAAGTAAAGCTTTTTACTCCAACTCCATGTCCACGCACTTCCTTGGTCGCCGCAAACTCTGCAACATCTTCTTTTCGATAATGAGAATCAAACTTCATTTCAACCTGACTTTCGATTCCATCCGTATCAGAATTTACCTTAAAAAGACGAATCATTGGCTGTAAAGCTGAAATAGCTTGTGTTGGTACCTCAAAGAAGGTTTCTTTGTGCGGGGGTTGCGTCAAAATATTAATCAAGCCAAATGGATCGCCATGTACCTGAACACTAGCATTTCTTAGCTTATCCATGCTGGCGCGCGCTTTGCCAATCGGTTCTGGCTCCTGATCGGCAACCATTTTTATTGCTGCTAATTCTTGAAGATTTGCCAATAGAAAACACTGTTCTTTGTATTTAACATTTCCGAAAATTTGAATGCCGCGAATGGCTGCTGAGATCGCAGCGCTGCGCTGCATAAAATCTTCATCAGCATCGTAATCGGTATTTGCTAACTCTCTCCAGACAGCCAAAGCAGTTGCGGGATCCCACCAATCTTCTCCCTCGCCAAAAACCTCTTCTGCTTCTGCTTTCGAAAGCATTGTATTTAAAATACCCGCAAAAACACGTTGTATCTCCATAAAAAGATAATCTTCAAATCTATTACTACTGTAGCCGGTGGTTTTGCAGGGACTGAACCCGTGCTGGTCGCCATTGCGCTCAGTATAAACCTCTGATTCGTTTTTACCCTCATCCTTGCCTCTAATATGCTTGATCAGGGCTTTATCCTCAAGGCGCGTCTGAGCGTTGTCGTTTAATTCATTCCAACTTTCGCCCACTGCTGGAGATGACCACTCCGGCGCGGCCTCGCTAACCACTGGAGGACTAACTCCAAAAACCTCGCTCATACTTTCGGTATTGCAACCTCCGTATACAAGTATGGGATTTAAAGAATTCATATCGCCTTCGATAAGAACGTTTAGGAGTGTGTCTCTTGTATTTTTCCCGGTTTTGGTCTGGTCGACCCACTCCTGAAAGGTTAAAGTCTCATCCGTTGGATAATCCGCACTTAGTTTAATAGCATCATGATACATGTCATAAACCGCTACTGTCAACCTGTCAATTAACTTTGTTAGATCTGTCTCGACGATACCGCCCGTCCATGACAGTCCCTCCTCGGCCGATGCGATGGTTTTGTAAGCCACCTGAAAGAGCGCGCCGAGCAGGCCGAACTTCGCCTCGACCTCGGCGTCTGCGTCTAGGGTGGAATCTTGAAATTCACTAGTAATCAGTTGGTTCTTCGTCGTTACCTCGAAGAAACGTATTTGTTCATATAATTCTTTTGCAGTACCGTAGCCCATCTAATTCACACTCCTAGAACTTTAAGTGCTTCTTCAATATTTAAAGGAATATATAGTGTGGCGCCATTTTTTATATCAGCTTCAACGCCATAGCCGTTCCACCACGCGATAACCCACCAATAACGAGGATCGCCATAGAATTTATGTGAGAGATTGTACAGTCGATCTCCATAATTCCAAGTATAAGTAGTCATCTTGACTCCCCGGCGTTCTTGTGCGGTTGGATTTTTGATTTTCATAGTACCGTGATGTACAATTGCTTTTTTATCTCGCGATTTTCTCAAAGGAGCGTAATAATCGCTATTGTTCGTTAATCTTCTGGCTTTATTGTATCTTGTAGGCATATAATGTGCTCCTTAGTGTTTTTTATTAACCGTCGGATCCGCGGGGGTTACCCCAGATGTCCAAGCCGTCGTCTTCGTGGAGTTCAATTTCGTCAATATCACTCTCATCTACTCCAAACACTGTGCCGCTAACTCCTTCGGCGTTCGCGATGTTTGCATCCTCTTCGGTACCCGGTTCAAAAGCGGCAGTCGCCTGTGCGATTTCCTCTTCAGTCATCATTTCGGCATCTATCTGTTCTGGATTGAATTCGGACGATGTTTTAAGGGTAGATGTCGGGTCCGTGTCGCCGGTCCAGCCCGCCTCGCCCAAGACAAGTTCCTCGTGACCCATATAAGGGAATCCTGGCGATGCGAAATCCAATGAATTGCCGGCGCGCCAGCCAACGGCATGCTCGTGGATTGGGCTAAAATCCAAATTAATCTCCATTAATTTCGGAAGAATTGTATTTTGGCTCTTTTCAATTACGCCGGCGTCTGATTCAAGATTATGATTTACTGTTACATTGTTTATAACGCCCAACAAACCTCTGCTGGAGTCCGCGGTTGATGAGTAAGAGCTATATGAGGCGCCTTCGTCTTGCGCAATAATATTCTCAGCGGTGTGCTCTGCTTCCTTCTGGGGGCCCGTGCTGGCATCTCGTGCCAAATTCATTACCTTTAATCTTACTAACGGAGATTGTGAAATTGTATTCGCATTATTAACATCAGTATAAGTTGGATATAAAAATTGAACTAATTGTTGGACTCTGGATAAATTTTCGTAAGCTTCGCCTGAGCTTGCGGCGGGAACCTTAAATGCTAGGCTTATTTTTCTTGTTGTATTCTTAAATAAATATATAGGATCGGCTCGACCATAAACAGTTTCTGCTGCCCAATCAGGAGCATACGTATCAGTAAATGAAGTTATAAATGCTTTAAAGAAAACAGATTTTTTAGAGGGCACATGATGAAACGATATCACAAGCTGAACTTTATTGGCCAATGCATCACTACCGGCTTCAGTCAGCATCCCGTCCGACGCTATGGATCTATAATCAAAATTATATTCATCTTCTGCCATAATATAGTTCCTTATGCGTAGTTAATTTCGTAGACTTTCTCGCCTACCACTTCAACTACAAAATCAGCTAATTTCTCGCCCTTTAATTCTATTGAAATTGGCTGTCGTACTGTTTCTGTTGCTTGGCGGCGGCTAGCTTCTTTCTCGTAGGGTGTTGGGCCCGGGCCGGCTGCTCCCACTTTGGCAACAGTATTGTTAGTCATTGAAGCAGTTAGGCCAGCGCCCCCTTTCATAAAATCTGGAAGAGCATCCATTGCAGTGCCAATGCCCTCAAACGCGACACCTATTTCCTTGATACCCTCAAGAAATGTCGGTGATGATTTCTTTTTGAAAAGCCCGAAGCTAAGTGCAGAGACGCCGGCTATGAGCCCCATTATGGCGGCGGAAGTACCGGTAATTGGTAGCGAAAGCGCCGCAAAGGCAATCACCAAGCCCACGATAACGGCGCGCGCGGTCTCCATTCTATCTTCGCTTTCTGTAATCCACGTAACGAGATCAGCTAGCGAATCTACAATTGGTGTAATAATGGGCACCATTCCTGCCATCAACCCATTAAGTTTATCTTGGAAACTTGCCATTGTTTGCATTCTTTTAGCAGCATCTTCAATATCTTGTGAAGATTGTTCTACTGATCCAGATACAAGATCCATATTGCCGCTCATTATTAATGCGAGTTCGCTCACATCGGACAAGCCCAAAGAATCAGCATAAAATTTCTTCTGATAGTAAGACATATCATCAAAAGATAAGCCAGCTTGTTCAAGAGAATCTCTAATCATCCCAAAACGTTCGGCAGGATTTGTGGCCATCATCATATCCATTGCATTAACAAAATTACCGCCCATTGCCGCATTTAATTTACCTGCCATTTCTGCGGCGCCCTCGAATGTATCAAATTTATTCGTAAGCTGGAGAATTTTCTCCATTTGCATACCGGAAACTTTGGCAGCAATTTGTAAATCCTTAAATGCACCAACACCCTGATCTCCCATTTTTGCCATCATGTCGCCGGCGCCGGCAAATTGTTTTGCCATTTCTGCCGGTGCAACACCTAGATTCTCTGCAAATTTCGCCATATCAAGCATTTCTTGGCCAGCAGCCTCTGCAGACATACCAAGTGCTTTTGTTGAAATTTGAATGCCGGCAGCGAGATCCTGATGACCAATACCCATTCTTCCCAAAACGGCGGTAGTCTTCATTAGTGATTCTCTTTGCTGTTTTGATGCAAAAGTGAAATCTGTGAATCCTGTGTATAAGGCTTGCGTAGCGGCAGATGCATCTTCTGCTGTCATGCCGTAACGGCGTGTCTCTGCATATACATTTGTAACAGAACCTGCAAAATCCTTGGAGGCGCCGGTTGCCTTCATAAAGGCGGCTTCCATATTGTGCAGATCCATGGACATCTTCCACATAGCCTGACCCCACTTAAGTAAAGCGCCAGTTGCAGCTAATCCCACGGATTTAATGCCGCCTTTTCTAAGCTTCGATATCATGCCCATGCCCGGTAAGTTCCCGAGTGCCTCGAAGAGTTCTTTTTGATTTCGTTGCGTCTTTAATTCCTTCAGTTTCTGCGCATTGATGGTGTTTCCTTGTTTAATTTCTTTCTCGTATTGTCTTATTAATTTAGCCTGCAACTCAGATTCGGCTTCTTTCAATAAGTTTTTCGCTTGCTGGCGCGCGTAAGAATCCTTATCTAGTGTCGCGACTTTCTGCAATTGCTCTATTTCTTCTTGTAGATTCTCGATACTGTTTCGCTTGCTAAGCAGAGTCTTTTGGACAAGACCAAGCAACTCGTTCTCAAGACCCGATATCTCTCGCAATTTTTCTAACTGCGTTTCAGTTAATTTATTAAGTTCTGCGCGTATGTCTTTTTCGTCTTCGAGTAAACCAAGCGCTTCCTTAATCTGTTCTGGGGTTCTATTATCGTTATTGGCCAAGGTAAAAACCTCTCTTTATCTAAAACTAATTAGTAATCCACAAAAAAAGATAAGACCGCCGAAGCAGCCTTATCTATCTTATTAATTATATTTTGGGCGGTGGTCCGGGCTGATTATGCCGGCTTAGCGTTTGAGTTCTTGATTTGCCGCCCTTCTGAACTTTCTCAATCGCCTCTTTTTCCATCTCAAGTTGTTTAACTAGTCTCTCGACAAACCACTTTCTAAGCCCTAAAGGAAGGTTATAAGCTTCCGAAAAACTCCATCCACCTGAATACTTCAGAAAGAAAAATTGCTCGTATACGCTTTCCATATATTCATCTGTCAGGCCAAAAAAAGTCCGCTGACAGCGGCACCTCCATGTCCTGCTCATAGTCACACTCATTGCATTCAAAATGCTGTGTTAAATCTACATTTGGCGCGGCGAGACTGTAAGCCAAACGGAGGTGTCGAGAATCGATTGATGGAATATTATCAACTAAATATTTTCTTGCTTGCGAGGAAGTATCGCCGTTAACAGCAACAATCATAGTAGATAATTGTCTTGTTACATTTTTTTCTGTTGCTTGTCTATTTTTGCGCTCTGCTTCCATTCCAGCAATAAAAGCTTTTTCATCTTTGCCGGTAAGTAATCTAAAAGTTACATCAATTTCAGTTCTTGGAAGTTGTACGGTAAATGTTCCATTCTCATTAACCTCAACATCCAATTCCGAAATATCTTCTCCATTATAAACTTTTGCAGAGTTTAAATTAAAGGAATATTCCTGTTTTGTTGCGCAGCTTGGACAAGCTACATGTGTAACATATTCACTACCATAACCTGAAATTCTTGTGGCAATAACAATTGCATTTCGATCACCGACCAAAAGAGAGTTAGAATCAATCTTTTTGTCCATAATTATGCTCTCAATCACGCGATCTAGTGCGATGCCTTTTTTGAGCAGAGAGCGCGAAGTAAGAATATCTTCTTCTTTGGCAGTCATTTGCTTAATTTCAATTGTTTCTTGTCCATGAAGGGGATGACCTTCTGGATAAAATCTTCCACCTGACGGAAGTTCAACAAATTCTGTTGGCACAACAAAAGAAAATGGATTATCTTGATTTTGTGTCATTACTTGCGGAGGGGGTGATGTGTTTTCTGGGGCGTTCGTGCCCGTTCCCGTCCGATCTCTATTTCTAGCCAATATACACCTCGTTATTTGTTAGCTAATATTTCTTTTAAGCGTTTTTTATCCCGTGACTACTGCGTGCTGGCCGTCGTTCAGCATGGCCCAATCATACCTTAATGTGAGAGATAATTCTGTTAACTCATCATCGCCATATGCCAAATCTCCAAATTTAACATCTGTAACGAATGCATTGTGCATAGTCCACTTTTCAATCTCTTTGCCATTAGCGTCAAGCTGCGTTATGTTAACTGCTCCTAAGCCGGATACAGCCATATCCTTGGAAATCGTGCTAAAGGCTTCTTTGCTTCCCGCGGACGGACTGCCAGGAACTATCCATCCTGACTTTGTTAGAAACTCCCACAATTTTGTGGCTACATCTGGTGTGGTTGGGTCTACCATGGTAATTTCTACCTCATTCCAACTTAAAGTACCAGGATAATAAAATGTGTAATTTAAATACTTGTGTTCTCCGGCTGCAATCGTAAAGGATGGCTTTGTCGCCGTCTTGGCATACCAAAGAACGGAGCTACCCTGGCCATCGTCCCAATCGGTGAATTCCACCTTAAATCTGAATTTTCTTTTTGGCTCTGTAAAACCAGCTTGTGACGCATCGTCTGTCCAGAATGACATATTTGGTACTCCTATAACCTACTTTTAATTAGTGTGGCGATAAAAAATCGCCCCTCTCTTTCTAGTCATCAAATGATGCTCCAGTTGACATGATAACAAAGTCAATTGCGATGAATTCAATCGCACGGGCTGGTTTAATCATGATCTTCGCATACATGATGTTCTGATCAACTAAATCAGGCGTTGTGGTGGACGAATCCAAAATTAACCTATAATCAGTAATACCGAGTTGAGTCTTTACGCTGTGCAAGAATGGGTCAACAAGACCAATAAATCGATTCCATGTACCCTGAACGTTCTGATCGAATAGAAGCTGAGATGAGAGAATTGAAATTTGCTTCTTCAAGTAAATAACTAGTCTTCTAACATTGATCCTATCAAGAGCCGAACGACGTTCTTGTAGCGTCTTTTGTCCGAAAACTACAATACCGGTAGACGGGAAAGACGCAATCGGGTTAATTCTAGCCTCATAAAGCGTATCACGCTCTTTGGAGGTTAATCTCTCGGAAACATTAACGACTGGAATTCCAGCGGCGCCGTCAGTTAATCCACCTCTATTGAAACCAGCAGGTGCGAACCAAAGCTGAGATTTTCTCTCAGAACTGGCTAATACACCCAACATAGCGACTGTCGGCGGAATCCAAACAAGTTGTCCGTTCTGTTCGTCGCGGGTTTGAACCCACGGATAGAAAGTGGCGCCATAAGAAGAATCAACTCTTCTATCTTTCAAGGCGGTAGCGGCGGTAGTTGGTGTTGTACCAATTCTATCACTTCTGTCGCTCTTATACGCTTCGTGTGGCGGGATGTATACGTTTGCTAAATCTATTAGCGCTAAAGCATCACCACGCTCTTCACAAACATTAATCATGTGGACTGTGAGAGCATCATTTGTTAGTCCCGGAGTAACTAACGTATTCATATCGATAAACTCAGGATCCGCAACTGTATCAATTGCTCTGCGATAAGTATGGTAAACATAGCTATTATCTTCCGTAGCGGCTGTAGTCATGCCGGCGTTCCTTAATGGATCGGGCTGTAATATATCCCATCCGTCAAACCCGCCCCAAAATGGCGCTGTAAAGCTATCATAGCCAGCATCCAGCAGATTTGTATAAGAACCACTAGTCGCTGAGCCGCCGGCGCTGTTGCGAGAGCCGGATTCATAATAATATCCTGCAGAACTGCTTCTTACGTCATCTAACGAAAATACGTAAGCAGAACCAGTTATGCCTACGGACGGATCTGCACTAGTGGGGTCAGTAGCAAAACTTGGAAACCATAATCTATGGGCGTCAGCAACACTTGCATCGGCCCTTGTAGAGCTACTAATTCTTGTTGTTTGTACACCAAAGTAAGCATTTGTGGGATCGCTTAAGCCACCGTCAGAAGCGCTTACACGAAGCCTTACAGATGGGAAAACAATAGAAGCAGTTACAAAGCTTTCATCGCCCCAGAAATTGCCGGCGCCGCCCATGCCCCTAATTGAATCCGCGCCACCAATCACAAACCCACCAACGGTACCACCGGGCCCTGTGTCAATCACCTTGGTACCGGATCCTGAAATGTCTGTTAAACTTTTTATTTTGGGAGGTCCAAAATAACCAAATGGCAGCAATGCCGCATCTGTTGCGCCAGCATCTGCATCTGCGTTCATTTCTACGCGAACATACTTAGAAAGATTTGGATAATCTCCATATAACTTCAATCTACGTTGTACCGAATCCCAACTATAGTACTGATCGCCTACTCTGCGTGCAATATAATCAGGAGAGGTTGGATCCATCGTAAGATTATCATATCTTTCTAAAACAACAACTTGGTTATCAGTGTCAAGAAGATCTCTTAAAATAAGCGAGAACGTTCCATAATCACTTATAGTAGTGGTTGATTGCCTAACTTGCGAAATAGAAACCTTTACATTCTTGTGCAACCATTCGCCATGGCCGCGGCCCAAGAGACGGAATAATTTCGGCATGTTATTCGCGTGATAAGAACCAGAAGCACCCTGGTCTTGTCCAATAAACCAACCAGCAGTAGCCTCGCGAGAAGCTTGACCTTTCATTTGTGATGGATCTTTACCGCTGGTGACACCGGCGCTGGCGCTTTGTCCTAAGCCGAGAACAATACCAACTAAATTACTATTAGTTGTAAGATCTCCGAGATTGACGCCGGCGCCATCGCGTAATTCTTGTTCAAATGTCTCGCCAAGCCAATAATCTTCCGCAGAAGCATTAGCATAAAATGTGCCGGGATCAGAACATAATTGCGGATTAGTATTGAATTTCTTGCGAATGAACGTTTCTTTTGAATCATCAAAGCTAAACTTAATATTATTTGTTCCAGTTGAACCGCTAATGACGGCTGTAAAAAGTCCAGTATCGTCTGTTGTAATCAAGTGGCCGGCCGCTGATGTTACGTCAAGACCACCACTCGCAGCATAATAAGTTCCACTAAGCTTAATTGTAGCGTCATCTAGATAGAAAATAGCAGCAAGAGAGCCGGTGCCTTGGCGCGCCTTGAGCTTGGAGCCCCCGGCTACACCAGCATTGAGTGATTTAGAGGGAAAAACAAATAGTCCCCACGCACCACCATTTGAGTTGGCAGTATTACTAATCGTATTGGTTGTTTTCCAGCCGGCTGCAGCATCGCCGCCATCGGAATTACCGGTAGTTGTCTCTTGACCAAGTAGGCGAACATAAGTTAAAGGAGCTACATTAGATCTAAGGAATGCCTTTGCGGCATATGTTCCATACATTGGAGACTGGTAGTTTCCATCGCGATAAACGTCACCGCCACCCATACCAGGAACTGTTTCGCCAAACATGGTTACGAAATCAGAATAAGATTCTACCTTGGTAGGTTGCATTGCAAGTCCTTTTCTGGACCGTCCGATAACAACAGGTCCAATGGCATCGGCTGCTTTTGGAATAAACGAATTATCTATTTCATTAATGAACACCCCAGGAGATACAAATTTAAAGTTTTTGACTGACATTATTGTTTCCTCGATCTAAAAATGGCTTTAAATGGCGCCACAGTCATACTTTAAATAGTATTTTGGAAGTCAAAAGTCTTCCTGAAGTGCAATAAAATAGCACTTTCACTTCAGGAAGTAATTTTTAAGAATCCCTCGGGGGTGTCGACAACCAATCCTTCTTGCGGATATGTAATTTCAACAATATTTTCTTCTACTCTCACAATAGGACGATCATCGTTTTTGCCCTCGCCAATCAAATATCCCAATACTCTTATTGTTATATCTGAAGAAAACATTCTCATATCTTCATTTAAATTAGAAACATTGTTGTTGTGTATAAAGCCTTGATCTATAAAAGCTTCGTATAGATGCCCATTTCTTTTTAAAACAAATGCATTAATTTGTCCTGTCCTGGTCATAAACGGAGCAAGAAGATCATTCATTTGCTGTTGATACTCTGTTTTAATATGAATTTTATATTCAACATTCACGTACACCGGAATAGGTATCGACAGAGTTTTAACGACAATCTTTTTATTTACTCTCGGAAAATACCTTTGTTCGCCGGCTTTATATAAGCTATAATTGCTGCGTCTAGTATTGCCAACAACGGCAAAGTTTCTTGTTTTGTCCTCGACAATCTTTTTGGCAATAATCATTCTTCCGGTGCGGCCATTTTTATCATTCGAATAGATTTGAGCCTGAAATGGACCTTTTCTGGCTGGATCTTTTGTGATTCCTGTCCTTTCAATGCTTATTAAAGGAAGTTTTAAAGCACCACTATCATCTCTTAAAGATTTCTCATGTTTAATCTGATATGAGCGTTCTGGTGTTTGCCACAGTACTGGTACTTTCGCCCAACCCTCATTAGTGTTGGCGCTAAGTCTTATATCTTTTTTTAACCACGAAACTATCGCGTAATCAATATCTTCAAGTGTAGACGCCAACATGCCTATCTCACTTAGGCGAAGATCGCTTCCCACTGGTACCATTGCGAAATCAAAATTATCAGGTAGCATCAAATAGTCCCTTCCTTGCTCTTCTGCATCTAGCAGAAATTTCAAAACCATGGTCAACTTGTCCAAATAGTTTTTTAAGTTCCGATAACTTAACTATCTCGTAATAATAAGATCCATACAAAACAAAATCACCCTCACGAATATACATATTTTGATCTTCTTCTAATCTTCTCTTATGAAAATGAACATTAATTTCCCATGTTTTATCAATTCCTGCGCTTTCAAGATATTCAGTAGAATAATCGGTAAATTCAACCATAGCATAAACTCTTACGGGAGGTAAAAACGTTTTCTCTACCGCCTCTCCATATAATTCATGAAAGTTCGTTCTCTCTATATCAATGGGATAATAAAGAATTTGTTGGCCAATGACTTTTTCAATTAATTCATCATTGACTTGTTTAACTAAATCTCTTTCCTTCTTTCCAAAGAATAAAGGGGGCGGCGGTGCTGCAGGTTTTTTCCATTCATCTCTAGCCATTTATAGTTTATCCTACAAAAATTGGAAGACCAACACCCTTAAAAGCTGTTGCGGCGGCATCTGTCATTTCTGCATCTTGCTTCGCCAGTTCATTATACTTCATTCTATCAAGAATTTCCCGTAGCTTATCTTTAAGTTGCCCTTGTTCTTCCTTTGCCTGCGAAAGCAATTCAGAATGATTTAAAGTCACGCTTTCGCCAGGAATCGGCATTGTTGTGAATTTGCCACGAATTTGTCCTAACATTTCCTTACATAATGCTATAGCATATTTCCTAATCCATTGTTTGCCAATTGAATTTATGTTTGCATAAGGAATATTTTCAAATGGAAGTGTATTAAAGTTATTAATACCATCCATTCCATCATTAAAGCTAGAATTTAATTCCCAAGGATCCGACTCAATGTAAAAATTAAACCATATACGTTCATTCAGAGAATCACCGTAGCCATATTGACTAGGTACCGGGTAAAGCCTTAGCCAATTACCCTTAATCTCATATGAATAATGAGAAGTTCTTGTAAAAATTGAATCTTCATACATTATCGCTTGCAGTTTATTCTGCCATGTTGGAATAATCTCGAATGTCGAATCATCCGAAAACTGTCCATATGTGGAATAATTTCCAACTACACCAACGCCACCATAATATCCATAGAAGCGCCACATGGCCCGTGGAGATCTATAAAAAACTTTCGTAATGAATATGCGTTTGTTTCCGATTTTGCCTGAAAATGGAACTGCAGTGCCACCATCATCGGTACCATCGCTAGAGGCATTTTCGACAATCGCTTGTAAGTCATAATCTTGTGTATCGTTAGATGGCGAGAAGGAGGCTGAGTAAATGCGAGTTGTGCCGCCGGCACCTCCATTGGTGGCCATTGCATCTCCAATTTTTCTTGCTTGTGCAACTTGAAAACGCGGATAATTAAGACTTGCGGAATGCGGCCCTGTTTTGCGTTCGCCTTTGTGATCAAAAGTACCTGTTGTCATTCCCAAAACACTAGAAATAACGTTTTCGCTCTGATGCAAATTGACAATATAAGAATACTCTAGAACGGCCTCTTCATAAGCAGCATAAACGTTTGAGGGCGTCAATTCAATATCTACAACATCGCCACCAAGCTTTTTAAATACATAATTTACTTGGAGTGCTGCACCACTTAAAAAATCTGTTGAGCCTGTGTATACTCCGTATGGGACGGCTGATGCGACATCACCAGCGGCGCCTGTTGATGTTAAAATAATAGTGCTAGTCTGTGACTTGGGGGACAATGCTGACATTTAAGCTATTTCCTTGTTCTCAATGATAAATAGTTTTGATAAAACAAAAACCCCCACGAGAGCGGGGGTTTATATAAGCTTAAATTATTAATAATTTATTGTTTCTTTGTCTTTGCTTTATTTTTAGTAGTTTTAGCACGTTTAGTTGTCTTTTTGGCTGTTTTCTTTTTAGTTACAGGCTCTTTTTCTTCTACAACGGGTGTTTTATCTGCTAATTCTTCTATTTCAATATTTTCCTGTTCTTTTTCTTCATCATTGCCAAATCTAACCTTTTTTAAATATTCAAATTTAGGACTATGAAGAATCCTTCTTTTTTTGCCCATTTTGCCTCCAATGGTTATAATAAATAGTTTTAAATTTCTAAAAACGAAAATCTCAAAATATTGCCGTCGGTATTTTTCGGCAGATCGGTGTTTTTAGATCTCACTCGCAAAAGGAAAACCCCACCTCTAAAGGTGGGGCTAAAAATAACTCTAATGATTAAAAAGTATTAATCGCTAAAAGCAATTGCGGCCGATCCAGAACAGGCGCCTTGAACGAACCAAAGCGTACCATTACTGACCATAGATAACCAATCGCCGGCCAAGGAAGCAGCAGCAAAAGTTGCCACCTCATGGCTACTACCATTGGCATGTTGAGTGCCGGTGCCAGTACCATCGACAACTGGGGTCACATTACCTGCCATAAAATAACCGGTTCCAGCGGCTGTCACTGTACAGGGTGCTGTTGCATAATCCTGTGCCATGACAAACTTAAAGTTCATCCCAGCAGTGGGAGTTGGCAACGTTACATTAATCCCATTTTGATTGATTAGAAATGTCTTGCCACTATCACCAGCTACCAAAGTCTTAGCAGCCGTAACTGTCTCCACCGCCTGATTCGGCATGCGAAGGCCATTTGTGTTTTCGTTAATCAGGCTCTTAATTCTGGCCCAACCTACTCTTTTTGTTCCCATAATATATTTCTCCTTTAAAGTATTAGGTCAATTAACAAAAGGTATTTCTCCTTTCACTGTTATAAATAGTCTTGCATAAACGAAAGCCCCCATCAAATGACAGAGGCTTTACGTTTGTTTGCTATCTAGCTAAATTAACTATGCAGTGTTACCCGCTTCACCAACGAGCCCGCGTACAACAACTAAGCCGTACATATCGGGACGCACCATCTTCTTGGCGTAACGAGTCATCACGCCCTTGCGGGGCACGAAGTCTTCGGGACCAAAGATAGTGGGAGTTGTCTGTAGCGGCACATAAGGTGCGTATACATACCCACTTTCTAAGAAGCTGGAACCTCGGCGGCCGACCAAGATAACGTTACGTAGGAAATAAGGATCCACGATAACATCGAATTTCTTGGAAAGAGCACCGACCTTGACGGCGCCGACAGAGCCGGTTTCGTCATCGTGAGTGACACTAGCACGGAAGCCAGCGGTAAACTCAAGGATGTTAGCAACTTCAGGTCCGCAGACGAGGAAGTTAGCTCCACCACGTAGAGTCTTACGATGGATCTGTGCAGAGACATCGTTAACTGTTTCAACTAACGTCTCATACCACTCAGAAACAGTACCAGTGAAGTCTGGAGCAGCGGAACTAGCACCAATTTCTGTACCAGTTGACCGGTTCACGAAGAGACCGGGAGAACGGGACCAGTAATAGGTAGCAGCCTGCGCGCCATTAACAAGATCGGCAAGGATCTCGCGGTCAATCTCAAGAGCAACTTGCTCAGAGAGAATGCTGGTAAGCTCGACTTCGGCATCCAAGTTGTGATAGGCATTAAGATCCTGACCCAACTCTGGAGTCCACTTAGCCTTCAACTTCTTGGTGACCGCGGTAACAGCAATGCTGTCTACCTTGATGTCGATCTCGGGGATTTGTTCACTCGCTTCAAGACCCCACAAAGTCGTACCAACAACGGAACCGAGAGCATTACTTGCTGCCAAGTTATCCCTAATTGCGTAGGAAGCCGAGAACTTAATTCCGGACGTTGATCTAGCTGATATGTTAGACGCCTCAGAAGTGGTCAAGAAATACAACTGTACGTTGTTAGTGCTAGAACCAGTATAATGCGTCAACCTTCTAAGCTGAGCAGTATTAGCCGGCGTGAGAGCACTGGCATGGTTCTCGGCAACATTGTGTAGACTCCCGATACCGCCAGATATTGTACCTAGATTATCATAATCCAGTTGACTCACTGTTCCATCACTGTCGTCAGCGCCAGCTAGCGTAAGCGCGCTCTGTGGGATATCGACACGAATGACCCAATAAGCGCCACCGCCGGCGGAAAGACCGTCTCCGGAAGCACTGATTGCCATAAGATCTGCATCCCATAGAATCGATTTCTTCTGTGCTGGACTGGCGCCCGTAAGGCCGAAAGCCGTTATCTGAGTTGAGGTACAGTTAACGGAACTGGAACCAGTGGGAGATGCATATGCATAACCACGGGCACCAACTGTGCGAGGACCGGAAAGATCTTCTTTAAGATCGCCAATCAAGCTCACACCACCAGTAACCTGCGCACCTACCCGATTAGTACCGTAAATGGACTCATTGGCTAGGTTGCCCATGCGTCCAGGGCCGACCCCAGGTAAGTCCGCGCTGTCTGAAGCACCCAGATCCGGCGAGAACACGAAGTCAAGGAAGAAAATGAGTCCCGAAGGAAGACTCATAGGCTGAACAGAAACAAGATCGTTTGCGATCAAGCCTGCGAACACGCGGCGAACAATCGGAAATGCGACGGCCGCGAAGCCTTCGACATCACCAGCGCTCATGCTGCTGCTCTCACGGAGAAGTTCCTTGGCCTGATTTTCAAGTAGACGAGCCATACTCTGACGTTTGCGGTCATTGTCAAGCCCCTCAAGAAGACCAGTCTTCTGCCAT